CGAACCCGGGCGTGGTTGGAAGCGCTTCTGGACCAATGACCCGTCATGCCCAGCGTCGACCAGATCGAGGAGTCACCGCCGTCAAGGAGAATATAGATGAACTTACCATGACACCCAGCTCCGACGACCCGCTTAGGAAGCTCAGAGACGAGTTGCGAATGACCCTCGAACGGCTTTCTGGTGTAACGACCCGACAGGATCTGGACATCGACAATCGTTCGATCGGCGAGAGCTCGAGCGATGCCCTCGGCGGCTAGCTTGCATTCTGCGCCCTCTGGCATGGCTGAATCTCCTAATGGAGATTGTATAGGAGGTTCCTGATTTTTACAGCATCCGTCTGATAAGCTGACGGAGACGTCGCTCATTGAGCTGCTGACGCTTGGCGATCTCATCGGCTGCAAATTTGCGTATGTTAGGGCTTCGATCACGTAAAAGCAACTTCAGAGCTTCGATTGGAGCGTTTTTGTTGAAAGCTACACCAGCTCTGGTCGATTTCGATTTGTGCTTAACAAGCTTCATCAGGGTATCAGGACTCGTCGATGCGTTTCTGCCGACGTGGTCCGCAGTGTAGTCATTATCCGCGAGCTGATCCAGAACTTCAGGTGGAGTCGACCTGTTATTGGCGACCGACACGCGGACGTAGACTGACTCGTCCCGTGATAGTGCTGCGAGGATTTTAGGCGGGGCTGCCGGATTAACGGCGGCGCCGATGACGACAGATTCACTCGGGTCTCTCGCGAGAATTGCTAGAACCTCGGGCGTCGTTGACGGATTTTTAGCGACGTAACCTCGGATTGTTTCGTCCTTGTGTCGTGCCAGCGTGGTGAGAATCTCAGGTGGGGATGAGGCATTCATCGCGATTCCACGAATGATACGCTCATTGCCCCTCTGCGCTAGATTCGAGAGAAATTCAGGTGGGGTCGATCGATTGTAGGAAACCGCGAAGCGGACATCATCATCCGGATCATCTGCCAGTGCCAGGAGAGCCTCGGGGGGAGTCGAAGTATTCACCGCCACCCTGTCACGTACTCTCACGTTCTCATCGTGTGACAGCTTGGTGAGAGCCTCTGGTGGACTTGATCGATTATAGGCAACGCTGGTGCGAATGGCGACTTCCGGATCATCTGCCAGTGCCAGGAGAGCCTCAGCTGCAGAGAGCTGGTTGAAGGCGACCATTTGTCGAACTTCCACACTCTCGTCTTTCGCTAGCGCAGCAAGGATCTCGGGCGTCGCTGATTTGCTAATAGCAACGTCACGACGGACATCGTCGTCTGGGTTCTGGGCTAAGATGGCAAGAACATCTGGGCTGATGCTCGGCTCTTTGAGAACCGTCTTAACGATATCGATTTCCTCGTCCTTTGAAAGACCGACGGTTAGATACTTGAAAGCTTCTATGCTCTTCGCTGCTGACGCGATCTTTTCACGAGCGGGATGCTTACCCCCGAGGCTCCTGTTCTTGTCCGTCAGTGTCTTTACGATCTCATCATGGTCTGATCCTAGAATCTTCTGCAGCTTCGCGGGGGTGAGACCATCGTTCGCTCGATCGACCGACGTGCTCCCATGCTTACCATCCAGCAAAGGCTTTCCGTCGACGAATCCAACGGAAAGCCAATCCTGGTCGCCCTTCGGATCATCCTTGATGACGTAAAAGAGGGTCATGTCGGTTCCCGGTCGACCAACGTAATTGTAGAAGAGGTTCGAACCCGCCATACGGGCGGTGCACCAGGTCGTCTTCGGCTTACGGGTGACAGGATCGTACCCGGCGATCTTGCAGCTCCGTTCCCGGGTCGTCGGCATCCAGAGGTTCCACGGGCCGACCTTTCCGATGCGGTCATTCTCCGTCTCCTCTTCTGAAACCTCGGTCTTGAAGCGCTCCTTCTTGCGCTCCGAGAGACCAAGGACCGTCTCCATCTCATCGACTGTCATCGCGGCAGGATCAGCGGGAGAGTTCCACGAGCGCGTGTCGGTTGGGAATCGAGAATCTATAGCAGTCCTGAACTGTGCATTCGAGCGGTACTTCTCACCGATCGCAGCATCTTTCCGCGAGAAATTCAGGACAGTAACTATTGTGTCCTCGAACGGATGCGTCTCTTCTACCCTAGGGCTTTCACCGAAGCGAGCAGTGAGCCAGGCGATCCATTTGGGCTGAAGACGTGACAAATCCTGAGCATGATCAGGGTACTTCTCGACGAGATAACGTTGGTCGTCCTTGAATCCCTCGAGGAGGACTGATTCGACAAGGCGACGAAGATAAATTTGAGAGATCATGCCCCCTAACTATTTCCGTCACCGAGAGTCTTCTGCAAATGGGAGTGATAATCGTTGAGAGCGTGATCGTTCGGCTGCACCGCACGCCAGTCACCGAGGATGAAGATGCGGTAAGCATCGTCACCGTACTTACCGATGCCATGCAGCTCCTTTGCCTGCTTCCAGCCGCCTGCGGCATACTCCGCAGACATCCGCTTGAGAGTCTGCGTCCGCTTCCGCTGCATGCCCAGGGGCGTGATGAGAGCTTCGAGATCAGCGTCGGGAGCCGAAGAGAGAGCCTGCGGGGTGGGCCAGCGTTGGAACATCTCCTCAACGACCGGCTCCATCTGCGCGCGCTTCGTCAGGTTGAGACACAGACAGCAGACGAGGATCTTCCAGCCATCTGGCCAGTACTTTTCCTGAATCAGACCGAATTTGGGGGGATTCCACATACTATCATTTTAAGTGGAATCCCCCAATTTACAAGTCGATCAGCCGACGCCAGCGAATCCTGCGGAACCTGTCACGGTGCTGAAGTTGGAAGTCGGCACAGAAGTCAAGCCGGCCAGCACGACGAATGGCATCGAAGCTGCGGTCGAGCTTGAAAGGAAGAGCCTGTCGACCCTGAAATCATTTGAGTAACTGCTGCCCGAAGGAACAACGAAGTAATTCGTTCCCTGGACACCCAATCGAGTGAACCCGACGCGAAGCTCGAGCGCACTGCGATTCTGAACTGTGAAGAATCGCGTCACGAATGGAAACGCGACTTCCGCAGTGGTCGTCACGTTTGAGGCAGTCACGAAAGGAGTCGCTGAGATCTGGTAAGCTGGGACGAACCCCTCGCTCATAACTGGATTATTTAAGCCCATATTCTTGTCATCCTACGAGCTTAAATATACGCAATCTATCAATACGGAGGAGTATACATGTCCTCTGGAAAATGACCGAGACTTAGTATGATCTCGTCAATAACTTTCGCTGTTTGCTCGCAATCATGCACCCTGATCGATCGATTGAAAGATTTGAGAGCCTCGTATATCTCGAAATCGTTTCCCATGGGATCGCAGCGATCGCCTACGAACCAGACCACATCGGACGGGAAGTGTCGAAGGACATATGACTTGTCCCATCCCTCTGGATAGATGTCGAAAGACGTCGATCCACCGAGCTTGACCGTAAGCTTCTTGCTGAGAGCGTACAGACGATCACGAAGAGTGACCAGAGTTGCGATTCTCAAGTTCGACTTCTCGTCGATCCTTTCGAACTCCTCACGATCTTCATGCCCTGCCTCACGTCCAATCGGGCACCAGTTCATCATCGAACCTCGATACGATACGAACTGACCTGTCAGGGGAAGTTCAGGTACAACCTCCATGAGGTCTCCCTGCATCGCGTTTAATATCTTGTGAAATTGCCGCCAATCATTTCCCAAGTAATCTCTCATCGAAATCGATGGGGTCTGAGACTTCCACGAACCTTCCACATGGATCCAGTGCTCAGTTCCGTTGCAGGAAAAAACCTCTAAACCTTTCTCGAAGAGCTCGTGATCAACCTGCTCGATAACGTACGCTAGCGTGGAGCCGGTTACTATTCCGACCCTAGCACATTGTAAGAGCTCGACCAGCTTATCCCTATTCTTTCTCGTGATCTTCTTGCGTGGGGGTGTTAAAGTCCCGTCGAGATCGAAGAGGACTATCGTTCTATTGTTCATGTTGTACAATTAGTATCCAAATGCTTCTATCGTATGCTTAAAAGGATTGCCCGGAATCTCTCGAACCTGATTCAGCATCTCCTCGGCCAGCCAGCAGATCTCTCGTTGAGCGTCTGGCTTCATCCTGAGACCCAGGAAATGGTTGAGCGAGCGCCAGTTGAACATGACGTCAGCAGTGATCTGATTACCATAGGGAAGGTAGAAGCGAGCACTTTCCTTAGCACGCTTGCGACTCATTCCGCCTGCCACAAGACGCTCGAGAGTGTCATGGTAGCGCATGAGAGCGTCCTCCATGAAAGCGATGTAGCGAGCCTGCTCATCGAGCGGCCAGTCCTTCGGGAGGTAGTACTTGTCGTCCTTCAACTCTTTGTACCTTGCACTTTCGGCGTTGCAGCTCGTGCCGATACGATGTTTGAGGAGCTGCACGTGTGTGGCGACCTCGGTTGTCACAAGGAAATGCAGATTTGACTTCTCGAACGGTGACTCATGTCCATTCTCGGCCAGCATTTTCAGGAGCGAGGGGATTCTCGCTTGCTTCTCCTCGGAGAGCTCCCGGCTTGTGCTCGTCCACGCCGAGAGAGCGTGGGTCTCGTCGCCACCATACCAACCGACCAATTCTACCTTGTTGTCCTGAAAGGGCATATCGTAACTTACTCCTGATTTGCTTGTCCCAGATGATCTCGAAACCCCACTGCAAGATAGTCAGAGTGGAACCAGTTAGGAACACGATCCCCGCCGAATCCCTTACATTGTTTGTGAACATGTAGGCGATCGAGAAGCTGTAACACATGGAGAAGAATCTCCACGTGATGACTTTGGTTAAGAGCTCGATCTTCGCAGTCTTCACTTTAGTCCAGAACGTAGTTCAGTTCGATCTTGCAGGTGAGAGTCGGGACTCTAAGCTCATTCGCGATATTGTGGAGCTTGGCCTCCTGACCGTCGAGGTACCAGTCTGCGTGTCCCTTCTCGTGGACAAGCTTGAGGAAGTAATCCGAGGGCTTACCACAGTTACGAGCCATCATCTCGTATACCTTCCTGTTGAGGCGCTCGACCTCCTTAGCGTTCGTCTTGATCTCCTCGACCTTACCGAAGGAGCCAGAAGAGACGTCGTGGATCATAAGAGTTGCATCCGGATCCATGTAACGCATCCCCTCGGCGCCGAAGCTGAAGAGAAGGGCGCCGCAGCTCATCGCTTTACCCTCGACGATGGTTGCCACCGGGATTCGGGAAGCCTTGACGGCGGAGATCATCGCCATGAGAGAGTAGACCTGACCACCGTAGGAATCGATGACGACAGGAATCACCGACTGACCTGTGTTCTGCGCGCGGCTCATGAGATCCACAAACTCCTTCGCCGACTCCTCATCGAACTCGTTGACCCTAATGATGATGGGATCGACCTTAAGCTCGACTGCCTTGATGTGATTGGAAACATCTGCGATAAAGTTCATTGCATATCCTGTCTGTGTTAGGTTAGTAATTTTTTCTGCTGGTTGCTTTTCACTTGCATTTCGAATACCCGCACGACTTGCAGGAAAGACATCCTTCCTGATAGACGAGCTCGGGATTGCCACACTCTGGGCACCCCTTTTCGCTTGACTTGGTACCATCCTTGATGTATCCCTTGAGGACCCGAGCGATCACCCGGGCATATGAAAACATATCACTATTCTTATCCTTTTGCAACTGCTCCACAACATAATGAAGCGGAACTTCATGCCGCAGGGCGAGCGAGATAGTTCTCGTGAACGCGCCCTGCGTCGGATTGTCGAAAAGATTCACGATGTCCTTGAAAACGAGATTATCGTCCTCTCCGACTGGAACAAGCAGGTTGTAGGTTGCGACTCCGTCGCGCTTTCCATTCTTTACGAGCGTTCCCGATTTGTATTTCTTCGGAATCTCGATATTCTCTGGAATTCCGCAGAAAACCTCGTAAGGCTTTCCTTCGTTCAGGCCGATGAGGACGAGCCAAGATTCTGGAGTATCGCCGTTCCTGATATTGACCCTGTGGATATCACTGGGGAGCGACTTCGGGCGCTTCGGTACCAGACGCCCGTCGTCAGCCTTCTTACTCTCCTTCTTCGGTTCATCAGCAGCTACAAGAACGCCCGCCCGACAGCCGTCGCGATAGACGGTGAATCCCTTGCACCCCGTCTTCCAGGCCTTCATGTAGACATCGTTGACCGTTTCGCGTGTTGCTGTGTTCGGCAGGTTACAGGTCTTGGAGATCGAGTGATCGATCCATTTCTGGGCAGCAGCCTGAATCTCAACAGACTTGGACCAATCGATGTCGTTCGCAGTTCCACCCCAGTAAGGACTCTCCCGTGGATCCGACTTTCCGGTGACATCCATCCACTTTTTGAACCAGTGATGATAGACCGTATACTCCTGCCACTTGTCACCCAAGGGATCGACGTAGTCCTCTCTGGAAGTAAGATCACCCTGTGTTATCTTACGACGACGCTTGTAGGAGAGCATGAACGCAGGCTCGATGCCAGACGTCGTACGGGTGAGGCAAGAGACTGAACCCACTGGCGCCGTGGTTGTGAGAGCGATGTTACGACGCCCCGTAGTCTTCCACATGTCGAGAGCATCATGATGGAGAGCGCTGGTAGCCCCCATGACTCCCTTCAGGTACTCGTGATCCTTCTCCTTCTCATAGTCCCAGACTGGGAACGCACCACGTTCCCGTGCCATCACAAGGGAGGAGTAGTGAGAGTACTTCGCGAGCCAACTGTAGATCACCTCGGTCATGTGAATCGAATTGTCAGATCCGTACTTGAGCCCAAGAGCTGCGAGAGCATCTCCAAGACCTGTGATACCGAGACCGGTCCGACGACCGTTAAGCCCGGCGGCTCGAATCTTGTTCCAGAGATCACGCTCGATCCGCTTCACGTGATCGGGCTGAGGATCACTCTCGATCTTCTCCAAAATGCGATCAACACATTCGACCTCAAGATCGACGAGATCGTCCATGAGACGCTGGGCTGAGTAAACCGTCACACCGAATTCAGTGAAATCAAACTCTGCGTTCTCGGTGAACGGGTCCTTCACGAAAGACGTCAGGTTGACGACCATCAAGCGGCAGCTATCGTACGGACTGAGAGGGATTTCTCCGCAGTTCTTCACGCAAATGCCAGAAGACTCAACGAACCGCTCATCCTCGCCGGAAGTGATGACGAAGTAGTTGTGGTTGTCGTCCACAGTGATATTGAAGACATCCTCGTGTCCCACGGACTCAACAGACACAACCTTGTGGTTGTTGATCACAGCACTCTTGAAGTTGCTGAACCTGCCAAACCTAAAGTCGTTGGCGAGGTGGAGGGGCGCACCGACATCCCTTGCGTGATCGATCCACGCCTTTCTCGTGAGCTGGCCCTGCTGATCAAAGATGCGCCGTCCCATCTCGATCAGCTGTTCGTTCGTGAATCCGCTGTACCTGCCATTCTGCTCTCCCGGATGGGAGGCGAACTTCTCCTGCCACTCTGCGTCCATGCGATGGTACGGATTGTTGGATCCCCGCATCTTGACAGCATGGAGCTCGCGGTGCTCATCGTGCGTCATGACAGTCAGGTTGTCGATGCTGTCATTCAAGCAATCGAAGTCAGCGTGATGAATGGCGTGTGTCTTGGCGTCCACGCTGCCCCTCAGGAACTCGTGGATCAGGCGGTACTGGCGCCTGTTCCTAAAACCCTCACCCTGGAGCTTCTCACCTGTGTTGCAGACCTGTCGGTACCCGTTCGAGTTGAAGGAGTTGAAGGGGACAATGCTATCTCCGGGCTGCAGATCGCACAGATTTCTGTAAGTCAGGTCCTTCAGGAGGATCTTGTGATCCGGCGTTGCCCTCAGTGTCGATCCGTCATCGAGTGTGAGCTTCCAGATCTCCTTCTTCTCTCCCGTGAGTCGAGGGTTCCTGCCCATCTTGACGACCGTCTTTCCTGACTGGAGGTCGACCGAGTAGACCGGAACATCTCTCCCCTCAGCAGCGAGCTGAGCGATCGAGACCGCGTTCCTACCGTCGGCAACAGCGATCAGGGCGTCGCCCGTGATACACGGATTGGTGCTGATGGTCTTGTAGCCCAGGTCCTGGTAACGATCCACGATGCCGTTGTCGATAACCGTGTCCCAGAAGAGCGCACCTGGCTCCGCCGAGGCCCACGCGGCGTCGATAAACTTGTCCCAGACATGCTTCGCGTTAACGACCTTCGTGATCTGAGCCGAATCTGCCGGCTCCTCGACGGGCCAACGCAATGTGAATTCGCTACCGCTCTCAACAGCCCGCATAAACTCATCGGTGAATCGGATGCTAATGTTAGCTCCCGTCACCTTTTTGAGGTCACGCTTTATATCGATGAATGTCTCAATCTCGGGATGACGGCAATCGATCGTGAGCATGAGCGCGCCACGACGACCGCCCTGGGCAACCTCACGACAGGAGTTAGAGAAGCGCTCCATGAAGACGCCGATACCGTCTGTCGTACGCGCTGCGTTCGAGGTCGGTTGTCCCTTCGGACGGATGGTGGAGATATCGAATCCCACGCCACCGCGTCGTTTCATGATCTGGACCTGCTCCTGATCCGAGAAAAGAATACCGCCATACGAATCGTTGGGCTGCTCGATGACAAAGCAGTTGGATAACGACTGCAGCTGGTATGGATTACCAATACCTGACATTGGAGATCCCTGCGGCACGATGTACTTGAAGTCACGTAACAGGCTGTAGATGCTCTCCTCATCCATCGGATTCGGGTACTTTCTCTCGATCCTAGCAAATTCGCGAGCAAGACGACGATGCATCATGTCGGGGTCCGCCTCGAGCAGATTGTCGTCAGCGTCACGAAGCGCGTACTTCATGAAAACGTCTGGTGCCAACTCGTCATTCTCAAAGTAAGCATTAGTACGCTCACGAACTTCATTCTTGGTGTAAGACATCATTTCTCCCTATTTGCTGCCTGTCACTTCTTGCCATTTCTTACGCAAAAGCTTTTTTGCGTCGTTTCCGTCTTGAGTCATAGATTCCTGTAAAGTCAAGCTATTCTCGTCAAGAATCTTAATCCTAGATTGCGATGTATCGATGTGAATAGGAAAAAGAATCCCATCTCGACCAGCTCGGTTTTTCGCCACGAAAAGCCGACCCGAACCATCAGCTTTTTCGCTGGGTTTTCTCGAGATCGACACGACAACGTCTGCTACCATCGCCTTTCCGTATGCCTCACTCATGTTCTCGAGGCCGACAACCTCTGCTCCCGACGCCTCACGATTCGCCTGCGAAGCAGTCCAGATGGGAATGTTGAGCTCCATGGCAAGGTTTCTAAGCTCTTCGTATACAAGCTTCAGCTCGTGACGAAGGGAGTCGAAAGTCCTCGAGGATCTCATGATGTCGGCGTAGTCAATGATGATCAGACTCGGTACAAATCCCTTCAGATTAAGCTTCTCGATATGATTTCTAAGCATCTGAACCGTTGCTGTGCCGGTTGGGTACTCCTTGATGATCAGGCGCCCGAGATCCATCGTCTCGTAATTCTTTAGAATCTCTTCCTTCATGTCAGGAACATCGTTCGATGGGACCCCGCAGAGGTTAGAGTCGTACCGCAGGCCAACTGCTGTCTCGGTGAGCTCAAAAGTGTAGTGAACGACATTTTTGCCCATCTTGAGAGCATGCGCTCCCATCGCTGTCAACCAGTGACTCTTGCCAACACCCGTCGGAGCGACGACGACTCCGAGCTCTCCTCGACCGAGACCACCCCGGAGGATGTCCTTACCATCGAGAACGTCTAGTCCGGTGGGACATGGGTTGCGGTTAATCTTGACAAATCGAGCCTCGGCGTCCTCAAAGAAGTCGTGACCCGTGCTATTCGCCATGCCGACAGAGACTGCTTTCTTCATCAGATCTACGACGGACTCGAACTTGTCGGTTGCCACCATCTCGACTGCCTTCTCAAGAGCCTCACGGAAAGCCTGCCGCTTGCAGAAATCGAGAGACTTCTCCTTCACGTAGCCGAGATCTCCCGGGTCAGGGTTGGCCCGCATGCGGTGAAGGAAGTCGATGATCTGATCCTTCAGAATAGCGTCAGGACCCTGCTGCAGATCCTCCTTGATAATCGACACCAGAAGCTGCATCGTTGGGAAGCACTTGAACTTCTCGAAGTGCTTGAAATATCGATCGGTCAGGAAGGCAAGGTACTTCAGGTCGAAGTAGTCTGGCCGCATTACCTCAACCATCTGCGCTGCCCAGATATGATCCGTCAGCAAGCTCTGGAAGATTTTTTCTTGAAACGACTTGCCGTACTGGCGAAACAGAGCTTCGCCTGCGTTGATTTCGTTCTGAGTCATGAGCTCTCTTAAGTATGAAGAAGGTGACTTGTCAGTTGGAAGAAAACTCGCTCTCGATCGAAATTGTTTATTCCGGACCTGACGAGTAACCTGAGATATTCCATCTTATTGGCCTCTGGCCTAAATGATTCGAGTCCAGATTCGATTTTTCCGACTTGATTTCCCGAGAGGGAAGAGACATCGAGGTTCATAAGCTGCCAGTTGAGCCGCGCTTCGTCCGCACCTTCCACTATGCTTCGGAGCAGCTGTGGACCCTTCGGGGTGACCCGCGCGGCAGCCATGTTGACAATGTCATCCGGACTGAGCAAAGCCTCTCCAGCGACCTCCGGGAAGCGTTTAGCCATGGTCTTCCATCCAGCTCCTTCGATACCCGGAATTCCGTCCGCACCGTCACCGACAAAGCATCGAGTCGACACGAAGTTCCTCGCTGTGCACCCGAAGCGGGTCAGAACGTCAGGTTCGTTAACGAAAGACTTCGAAGTTGGGCTCCAGATCCTCACACGACCGTCGAGAAGCTGGTAGTAGTCCTTGTCGGACGACATGATGACACAAGGATCGTCCTTTAAGCGGTAGCGGGCAACGTAAGCGATGACGTCGTCAGCCTCACAGTCGGTGACGTAGCTCTGCTGGACAGGTAAAAGCTTCAGAATCTGAACAAGAGTCGCAACCTGCCAGTTCCTGTTTCCCACAGTGTCGGGAATATCGCCCTCGTAGTACCTGTTGAGCTTTTGGGGCTTCCGTTTCGTCTTGTACTCGGAGAAAAGTGCCCGACGTCTGGGAGAGCCACCGCCCTCCCAGACAACGATGACCCGTCGTGGGCTCAGAAACTCACATTTCTGCCCAAGCTCGTTCAGAAAACCCACAATTCCACCGACAGCCTGCCCGTTGGCACCCAACGTGGGGTTCGCGCAGAAATGTCGCGTAAAACAGTTGAGCTAAAGACCGTCAATTAGGAGTGTTGGTCTCCCACTGACGGTCTTCTCCTTTAAAGTTAGAGATTGCATTTTCTATCGTTCCTTGAAAGTTTTCGGTTAGGTTCTTCTGCCAGATACAACAAAAACTATAACCTGATTGGATCGCGAGTTCAGCTTTCATTCTGTCTCTCGACCGAATCTCTGCAGCACGAACGTCTCGACGCTCATCGTAATGATTCTCAGAATACAGCTCAGGATTGAAGTGCCAGTAATCTCCGTTAATCTCTATCATCAGATTTAATTCTTCAACGAAGATGTCATACACTCGATTCTTAATTCGATGTGAATGCTTACAAGTGAATCTTTCACTCAAGTAATCAAATACGTCTTTTTCGATTTGGCTTCTCCACAGCCCGTTTCCGCGGTCAAACGCGCCGTCCTCCCACATCCTGCGAGTTCTTTCAGAAATTTTTTCGCGAACTACCTCACTGTGGTTTCGCCCTTTCATCCAGCAAGTTCCACCGTTCTTAAAGAATCGAAGCTTGGCTTGCTTCATTTTCTGCTTTGTTTCTTCTGACATCTTGAATCTTCTACCTGTCATTTTTTGAGAGAATTTTTCGTAGATGCCGTTTCTTATCTTAGTTTCTTTAGCTTTCGCAGCGCCCGCAATCAACGATTCCTTAGTTCGCAGCGGCCCAACTTCTTCGATCCTCTTCTTTAGAGACTCAGATATCTTCTTCTTAGTCTCTTGTGTATGACGAACCCCAACATGACTCGCTGCAATTTTTTTCTTTCGTTCCTCGGGCATGGGGCCATGCTTTCGCCCTTTATTGACTTTAACGCTAGCGATGTTTCTTCTATTCATCGCGGTTTTCCACGCTACCTCAGAGTATTTTTCCTCTCCAAGCTCGTGCTTCAACATTTTGATAGTTTTATTTCTCCCGAATCCCCATAAAGCTCTGACTTCATCGATCGTTGAGCCATTCAAAAACGCCGCTACACCAACTTCAACGCTTTCAGACAAGCTAGCCTCCATGAACACGATTAAATATTCACGGAGGTTAGCGCTGAATTAACTTATTTCAACTTTCCGGATCGATGTCGGCACCAACCATCTGGTCACGAAAAGCTCTCATCTCCTCGTAGGACTCAGGATCGATGTCAAGGTCATTCGCGCTCACGGTGGTACGGATGAGAGCTTTCTCCAGGAGCCCATCGATCCACGGCTTGTACTGGGGATCCTTCCACAGGTCACCGAAATCAGCCTTGTAGAACTTCTTCTCGAGGATATTCTCGTTCCTTTCGTTGGTTACCTTGATCGTCTTCCACGCGCTGGTGCCCTCGACCGAAACCTGATGGTCGTTAATCATGTCGGGACCATGTTCACGAAGAACGTCAAAGACTTCCTCATGTTCCTCGATGCCCTTGCCGAAGATGATCCTGAACTCGACCTTTCGGAAGGGCGGAGCGACCTTGTTCTTGATCGTTTTTGCCCAGACGTTAATACCGATCGCCTCACCCTGCTTATTCTCGATGTGGGAACCAGCTCCGAGCTTGAGACGAACCGAGGCGTGGAACGGGATCGCCATACCGCCGGGGGTCGTCGTGGGGTCACCATGCATCACGCCGATCTTCGTGCGGATCTGGTTAAGGATGACGAAGAGGACGTTCTGATCTCCGATGACACCAGTGATCTTTCGCATGCCCTTCGAGATCGCGCGCGCCTGAAGGCCGATGGTATCCTTGTCGTAAGCACCCTCAAGCTCAGCTTTCGGTGAGGATGCTGCCACTGAGTCCCAGATGATCGTGATCGGGACGTCCTTTGCCATCGCTTTCGCCTTCAGGATCGTCTTCTCAGCGATATCAAGCACCTCCTCGGTGCAGTGAGTATCAACATAGACAAACCGCTTGCTCACATCGACCCCCAACGCCGCCAGGTTCTCAACCGAGGTGCCGTTCTCGGTATCGATGTAGACTACGATGCCGCCCATCGACTGGGTCGATCGGGCGATCTGGGTCGCGATGTGAGACTTTCCGATCGACGGAGGCCCAAAGATCTCCACGATTCGCCCCTCCGGGAGTCCACCCTTCGCTCGATTTGAAACGACGAGATCAAGCTGCTTGGATCCGCTGGAGATCCAGCGCTTTACGTGGGTCGGTGACGTATCAACAGCTAGATTGTATGCGATTCGAGAGCCGTGATCCTTATTAAGGGACGAGATGAGCTCACTGGTAAAATCATCAGCAGCAGTCTTCGCTGCTGCCGTAGTATCCTTCTTTGCCATTTCTACTCCTTCGGTATTCTAATTTCGCGCGTTAGAATGTGCAAAAGGCAGGGAAGCTTATTGAACTTCCCTGCCCTCATCATTAGTTCCTTAGATCAGAATCCGCTGTCTTCAAGATCCGCGAAAGCGTCATCGAGATCACGGGCAGCAGCCTTAGGGCCGGCGCCCGTCTTCTTGCTCGTCTTCGGGAGATCATCGTCATCGAAAGCAGCGAGCTTGTTGTCAGTCTCGGTACGGGGCGCAGGACCGCCACGAGAGGTACCGGTATCGTTCGAGGTACTACCGCCGTTGATCCAATCGTTCACGATCTTCTCGATCTCCTCGTAGGACTTGAGGTTGACCGCCTCATCGACCTCCGGAATCGAATCAAGCCACTTCTTCGACTGGGCGGAATCGCGGCTGAGGGGCTCCACCTTGGCTCGTGGGGAGATCTTGGTGTCAGCGAACTGCTTACCGGGAAGCTTCGAGACCGAAACACGGATGTCGCGGCCCTCGAGCGGATCAGTGACGTCGCCGTAGTCCTCATCGAGCATGAGATTCAGGATGTCCTGGTAGACCATCTTTCCGAAGGACCAGATTCGGACGCCCTTGTCCTCCTCACCACGTACGATGACCGGAGCGAAGGTACGCATCTTCGGAGCGACCTTCTTGGCGAGCTCACGGCTCGTGTCGCTGCCCTCATCGTAGAGCTTGCTACGGAGCTCCTTGATGGGATCCGCCTTGCCGAACTGGAAGGGTGCGAGGATACCCGGGCTGTTACCGACGCCGTAGTAGTACCAGCGATCCTTGAAGGGCTGACCGTCGTTATTCTGGAATGCGAGGAGTCGAACCGTGTACTCCTTGCCCTCCTCGGGCTTCCACTGCTGGTCACGCTTGTTGTTCTTACCGGAGAGTTCGCCGAGCTTGCGGCGGATTGCGTCGAGATCGATTGCCATGATAGTTTGTATGTCCTTGAATGATTGATTGTTGATAGACGGAGAGTTTCAGCTTTCGCTTCCCCTCCCCGGAGTTACCCGATGTCCCGCCTTTCGAGCCAGAACATAGGGAGATTGTAAGGTGCGGTTTTGGTTTTTTCAGCGCTTTTTGCGCGGTTTCGGCAGTCCGCCAAAGCTGCGGTGAGCGGTCCTGGTGACACTGTCACGACGAGGACCCGAGGGACGCATACCGAGAGGTATGGTGTAGCCTCCGCCACCGGCGAGAGCGGGGACGCCCATGGATTCATCAACGTCGTCCTCTTCTCCCTCGTACATTCCACATTCGTGCTCAGCACCCATCTCATACATTGTGCCGCATTCGGAGCAGCTTTTCATCTCAGCAAGAGCTTCCATGATCATCAGTCGAAGAGCTTTTCTGTCCAGTGTTCGCATACCTTTAATTATTCGGGTCCGACCTTTCTCACGAGGATATCTCGCGCGGAGCGTAGAAGAATCGTGAGAGTGGGCTCAGCGGTGGGGGCGAGCCGGCTCTCGACCCAATCAGGTGGGCGGCTCGGTCCACGGATCGCCATGAATTCCTCCTCGGTGAGCTTCACGCCGTAATGGTTCAGCAGGAAGAGGGAGCGCTCAGGAATCGTCATACGATTGAGACGCTCATTGGGCTTGTAGAAAGCCCCCAGCTTTTCCCGACGCCAGTGCTCATCCTCGGGCAGGAAGTATGGATCCTCGAGGCTCCCGACCTTTCCGACCTCATGCAAAAGACCGACAACGAGGATCGACTCTGTCGACACTCCCATCTCGAAAGTATCGTTAAGACGCTTCATGCCCTTAGCCACCGCGATCGCCTGCTGCACGAGACCTCCTGGTTCGCAGCCTGGGCTGTCATTGCGAGGTTCGGCGGGGCACATCAGAAGTCGCTCACCGAGATCGTCCAACAACTGCTGGAGTCCTGATCCCCGGTTGATCTTGTCCGCAAGCTTGGCGTAGCTTGTCCATAGGTCAGTAAGCTCTCGTTCGTTCATCATGATTAGAATCTAAACAAGAGCGCTAGTATTTTCAACTAACGATCATTTTCACTATAACTTTATTTCCTGAGCGCTCGATGAATGTCCGCTGTGGAAGCGCGATTCGATTCATGAGCTCTGCTACGGCGAGGGTGTCGCGGACGAAATACTCACCCATCAGTCCCTGTCGAAAATCTGACAGGTCACGCGACATCGGAAGAATAACGTAGTACTCTCCGCTGGACGTCTTCATATCGATATCCTCGAAGAGCCCAGAGAGCGGCTTGGATTGAATCGCTCGCTCCAGAACTTCGTACGCCTCTTTGTGAAAGTCCTCTCCCTTTCCATAGTACGAACCTAAATTTAGGCCGCCTATCATTGAGGCTGGATCTGACTTAACTTTACCCGACGCACGACTTGAGAGCTTCGCTTCACCGAAACGCGGGTACTTGGACTTAAACTTGTTCCTGAGCGCGCTCACTCATCCCTCCTCATCTACATAGGCTGGCTCGAAAGAAAGATAAAAGTGGCCGAGACGATCTATTTCGACGCCTTCACTCGCGATCTCTCTCATGCGAGAGATTGAATCGGGATGACAATCTACAAGCAGCGCGTCGTGGAGGACAAACACGGGTTGGACCAGCAGGTCCTCGGATTCGACCCTATTCATGATATCGCTGAATCCCATAAGCGAGACGTCGACGGCAGTTGATTGAGCGTAGTGTGATATCGCAAGATGCGGATCGCCTGCTTCAAGAAGCGGACGACCCCAGAAGTTTTTAGGTTCATCTGAGTCTATGATTCTACGACGAAGGGATTCCAAGCCGAAGTAATCGTTGATCTCCCTCATCAGCCGAGAGGCGTCAGCACCGACCTCCTCTCGAACTGACTGTCCTGAAGCACCGTAAAGAGACTTGAGAGTCGCAAGCTTCGCATGACGTCTATCGACTCCTTTCAAACGCTCAGCAATCGCTCCGTAGATATCAGCCGGGGCCTCACCGCTTCGAAGGAGTCTGAGAACTCTAGGTTCGAGTGACACGAAGTCGATCTGGTATACTTTTCCGCCGTCGTATCGACTCGCGAGAATCTTTCTATGCGACTTTTGAAGCGTAAGAATCCTGGGACCTTCCGAGATCGTTAAGCGCCCGGTCGCAGTCCTATGAGAGTAAATCACGGGGCCAGCCATGCTATCGGACCCAGGTTCAAAAGTTTCGAGAACGTTGAGCTGCTGCGATTCAGACTGAGCTACCCGAAGAGCGGCGAGATCGATTCGACAGGGAACGAGGCGCTCGAGAATGGAACGGCCCAAGGACAGCACATCAGAGTAATCACCAACAACCGCCAGAAGCTCTTCGAGCTCATCCGAGATCGTGGACAGGTTCTCATATAGAACGCGTTGTGGGATGACCAGAGGCCACGGGACTGCCCCTCGTGACAGCCCATCCATCGAGCTGACAAACTCGGGTGGGATAAGCTGCGGCAGCTCCCTGTCGCATGATTCGTAAATGGATTCGATCGAACGAGCCACCGAACGATCTCCGACGCACCAAGCGTTTTCCGGAACCTGCTCGGACCAGGAGAGCTTTCCTTCCCCTAAAATCGCGTGTTTTGGAGAGTTCAGGGCTAGTTTTGACGCGTACATCATAAGAAATGATATAACGTTAGA